TGGTCATGCTGGCGATGTTTGGGTTGTAGGCAATAACGCTGCAGGCGTATCCTGGATCAACAGAGTGAGTGGCACTGCTAAAACAAAAGCAGATGCACAAGCAATTGTTGACGGGGCAATCGACGAAGATATCGTCGCTTGGGAAGCACAACCTGCAGAGTATAAACTTGACCACTCAAAACCCGAAAAATATATATTACCGTAGGAACTAACTATGGCGACTTACAAAGGAATTAAAGGAGTTAAAGTTCAAAGCAAAGCTTCTGATCCAACTGCTTCAGAAGCAGCGGGAACAGTATGGTATAATACAGCTTCGACTGCACTTAAATATGCTATTCAAGGTACAGCTGCATGGGCCTCTGGAGGAGATTTAACCACAGGAAGAAGCTCAGCAGCCGGTTGTGGAACTCAAAATGCAGGTTTATTTTTTGGAGGAGAACCACCTAATACTGCTAAAACAGAATCTTATAATGGAACGGCATGGACAGAAGTAGGTGATTTAGGCGGAGCCCTATATTCCGCTGTAGGCGGGGGCACACAAACAGCTGCTCTATGTGTATCTGGTACCACTCCACCAGGTGCAATAACTCTTGGGGTAGAAAGTTGGAATGGAACATCTTGGGCGGGCACAGGAGATAATGTAAATGTGGCACGAACGAGGGGTTTAGGCTCAACTGCTGGAACGACAACTGCTATGCTATTTGCTGGAGGTCAAGTATACCCAACTGTATATGGTACTACTGAAACTTATAATGGAAGTACATGGACAGAAGTTAATAATATGACTCAAGTAAGATTTTTCTCATGGGGCTCGGGTACTTCTACAGCTATGTTAGCTGTTGGTGGGATCAGTTCACCTTCAGAGCCAACAACGCAGTTAGCAACAGTGGAATCTTGGAATGGTACATGTTGGAGCGAAGTAAACGATTTAAATACAGCACGAGGCAAAAATTCTTCATCGGGAACACAAACACTTGCATTATGTTTTGGAGGACTGCCAGGTAGGACGGCACTTACAGAATCTTATAATGGAACAAGTTGGACAGAAGTTGCTGATTTGAGTCAAGCAAGAGCTGAAGCCACAGGATTTGGAACTTCAACTGCATCAATATGCGCAGGCGACGATAGTACGCCTGTCGATGAGAAAACAGAAGAATGGAACGATCCGGTTTTTACAATTAAAACGGTGACGGTGAGCTAATGGCAGATTATTCAACAATAAAAGGTTTTACAGTACAATCACTTGCGAGTGATCCTGTTGCAACAGCAGTTGAAGCAGGAACATGGGCTTCTGGAAATTCAATGAACACAGCTAGAAATGCTATGGGCACCTCGGTTATGGCTCCCACTTCTACATCACTTGCAGCAGGAGGTAATGTACCTCCCGGCGCAAATTATCAAAGTGTTGTAGAACTTTACGATGGTACAAGCTGGGCTAATGCTCCCGCATCTTTAAATACAGCTCGATTCGCTCCAGGTGGAGTAGGCACAGTTAATACAGCATGTATTATAGCTGGAGGATCACCGGCTCCAGGTTCCGCTACTGGTATTTGTGAATCTTTTAATGGTTCAGCATGGACCGAAGTTAATAATTTAACGACAGCAAGAAAAGATCTGAATACCGGAGGAGCGGGAAGTGCAACTGCCGGTTTATTAGCTGGTGGCGCTTCTGGCCCAGGAGGCGTACTGAAAGTAAATGAATCTTGGGATGGCACCTCTTGGTCTGAAGAAAATGACCTGAATACGGCTAGAGAATATAAAGCTCAGTTTGGAACTTCTCCTGCATCAATAGTTGCAGGGGGCTATAGTACCGGTTATGTAGGTATTGTTGAAAGTTGGAATGGAACCTCTTGGACCGAAGTTAATAATTTAAATACAGTTCGAGACGAGTTCGCAGGGACAGGAATAGCAACAGCAGGACTAGTTTTTGGTGGAAATACTCCTCCTACAATTGCAAATACTGAATCTTATAATGGAACCTCTTGGACCGAAGTGGCTGACCTAGCGACAGTTAGATACAACAATGGGGGTGCTGGTGGGAGTAATACTAGTGCAATATCCTTTGGTGGAATAGCCGCTACAGCCGCTACAGAAGTATTTTCAGTACCTTCAGCCGTGAGCATCGCTCAAGAAGGACAGGTTTGGTACAATACGACAAGCACAGTTTTAAAAGGATACAAACTTACTTATGGAACAGGAGCTTGGGCTTCTGGAAATGCTATGAATGTTAATCATGCTGACGGTGGTGGAGCTGGTACTCAGACCGCTGCTATATATATTTGTGGTTACCGCGCTGATCCAATAAGTCTAGGAAATGAATTTTATGACGGAACTACTTGGACAGAAGGAGCAGATTTAGTTACCATGCGATATGGAAATTTTGGTGCAGGCACTCAAACAGCTGCACTTACAGGAGCAGGGACCACAGGTCCGACTCCAGGAGTTTTGACGGAAATTTATAATGGAACATCTTGGACTGAGGTTGGAAACCTAACTAGATCAACATCATCCGGCACTAGTTTTATAGCGGCCGCAGGTGCAGGAACGACTACATCAACAAGAGCTATGTTTGGGCCTGGAGCAGGTTCTCCAAATTCAGTTCTTAATGAAGGATGGAATGGGACGTCTTGGTCAGAAGATGCAGACGGAAACACAGCAAGACATGCAGCCTTTGGACTAGGAACTAAAGATGCAGCTTTAGCGGCTGGAGGAAATGCACCCCCATCGCCTTATCAAAGTGTTACAGAAACTTGGAACGGTACAGCTTGGACAGAAGTAAACAATATGACTACAGCAAGAGGTCGTGGAGGCTGTGGAGGAACTCAAACATCTGGATTAATAATCGCGGGTACTGCTGGTCCTCCTGGGGTACAGGCTAAAGTAGAATCTTGGGATGGAACTTGTTGGACTGAAGTAGCGGATATATCAACAGCTAATTATGGGGGAGTAGGAACTCCTTCGGGAACTAATACTGTCTCTTTATATGCAGGAGGACAACCTTCTGGAGGAACGGCTT